CCTGGTCGATCGTTACCATATTCAGTAAGTTGAAATACATCACCCGACTTGGGTTCAAGACCATTAAACGTCGCATAGAAAGAACTAATATGAACAAAAGCTGTTACTTCATCCTCCGATAATAGACCATACTTACTAAGCATTAATGCATTTTCATTTAAGTTTAATGCTATAATAAAGGGCAGGGGTGGAGCAAATTGTTGTGTTGGTTGCTCACCATATAGGTTATCAGCTGATAATAGATTAAAAGTATTAACGTAATAATAACACTGTTGACCGTAGAGATTTATTTGCTCACGCCAATAATTTGATTGAATAATACGTTCATTAGAATTATTTGTTTTATTAGTAAAACGTATACATCCATTATCTGTATAGTTTATGGACCCAGGGTAAATTTGAGGGGTCGGATTACCAGTATAAAAATCACAGCTATTAATACTCATTAGATTATTTTTTTAATGTATGGAAATGGACTACGTTTATTAGGATTAGGTAGAAGAATTTCTGGAGGATTTGTACCTCTAAGACGCTTTCCATTTTCATCCATTGTAGCTAAGTTAAATCCATGAGTCATAGCTATCTCTTCAGCAGCTTGTTGAGATACCGGACCATTTGGAACTTTATGTTTACTTTCCTCTTGTTTAGCTTTTGTAACCATTCTAAAAGAATGCTTACCTCCTAAGTTCATTCCTGGTACAGGCTTTTGATCTCTTCTTACACGGCGTTCATATGTACCGTCACCGTTTTTTGGTTTGTAATAATTAACATATAAGCCACGCTGTTCATTAATAAAATCCTTAAAGCTCTTCACACAGATATTTATACAAAATAGGTACAAAAAGAGACCCTAGTCTTTCAACTAGGGTCTTCTAATTTTAATTTTTGATTTACTGTGTTAACTTATTATGACTTACGGAAATCACGAGGTACTACGTTACCGGAATTTGATCCCTTATAGCTACCCTTAGCTGCAGCAAACAAATTCTTACCGAGGCTCTTTGAGACCTTTGAGTCAACTGGTGTTGGCTTAGCTGGAACCTTTTGTGTATCAGCTGTACCACCCTTTCTAAGCTCTGGCTTACCAAATGGCTTACCGCTACCGTCAACCTTGTTGTTAACAGATCCTTCACCCTCTTCACCGTCAACGTCACTTGAAGCATCACCTTTTACGATGTTGCTGTGACCAACTTCCCAAGGATGCTTACCGCCCTTATGGACTGTACCAGGGATCTTAACTTCTTCAAGCTCTGTAGCCTCACCGTAGTGGGACTCGCTATCTTCACCTTCGGCATCTTCACCTTCGGTATCTTCACCGCCGTCTTCATGCTCATCATTAGCTGACTCGTCACCAAGAACTGTCATAAGAACCTCATGGAGCTTCTTAGCCATTTCACGATCAAGAGTAATTGTTACTTCATCACCTTCACCATCAACAGGTAAATCGAGTGCGTTAGCATCATGGGCTTCAATGTTGTCATCACCAGGAATTCCTTCCTCGTTCATAACAGTTTCGTATAGTTTATCAAAAATAGACTTTGTCATAGAATTATTTATACTCTTCTTTTGAATTTTCTTGAACTTTTTAACTTTTTTATTTACGTAAGAGTTATACTCAGGGTTTCTTGCTGTAGTGAACTTATCACCGTCGTATACAGAAAGCTTACCATCCTCATCAACAGCTGCGACAGGATCAGTTTCATGCTTTACAGGAAGCAATGTTTTTGCACCTTCATGATCAGGACCTGAATCTTGTTGTACATAAGCTTTAGTGCCTTTTGATATGGCAGGTACTACCTTTTTATTCTTTTGATAATCAAAGGTACCTTTTCCAATTCCTGGAGCTTGAACTGGAAAACGGCTCTTACCTTCATTAATTATTGATGCCTCATAAAGGTCACCGACTTCGTTAAATATACGGGATTTATTCATCTACTAAGTATTTATGCTCCATGGCTACTAAAAAACAAAAACAACAATTTTACCTAGGTAATGAAAATTTACCGACTCAGGATGCACAGTTTGATTATGAATCAAATCCAGAGTGGGTAGAACATTTAGTTAAATGTAAGCGCAATATACTATACTTTGCTGAAAACTTTTTTTATATTACAAATCTCGATGAAGGTAAAATAAAAATTCAATTACATAACTTTCAAAAACGTATTCTAAGAAGCTTAAGGGATCATCGATTTGTTATAACTCTAGCTTCTCGTCAGATTGGTAAAACTACCATGATGACAATTTACGCTCTCTGGGTTACATGCTTTCAAGATGACCAACGTCTTCTTATTGTTGCTAACAAGGAGCAAACGGCTATTAATATTCTTAAGCGTATTAGAATGGCGTATGAAAAACTACCTAATTACTTAAAACCAGGTGTAATGGAATGGGGTAAGACATCTGTAGTATTTGCCAATGGATCTAGTATTGGTATTAGTACAACGAGTTCAGACGCCGGTCGTGGTGATAGTTGTAATTGTCTTATTTTAGATGAGTTAGCGTTTATTGATAATCATATGGTAGAGGCTTTCTGGGAATCTGTATATCCTATTATTTCATCATCTAAAAAATCAAAGATTTTTGTAGCCAGTACGCCTAATGGTACTAATAACCTATTTTATGACCTCTATCAAGGGGCTACTGAAACAGATCCTGAAAAGCATAATAGATGGCACCCAGAACGTGTAGATTGGTGGGAAGTACCCGGCAGAGATGAGAAGTGGAAGAATGATACTATTAAACAGTTAGGAAGTAGAGAGTCATTTGATCAAGAATATGGTAATGTGTTTGTTCAATCTGGTGAGAGTGCTGTTGATGAAGAGTTTTTTGATAAATTAAAATTAGAATGTCAGGAACCGAAGTTTGTTTTTGATGAAGGACATTATCTTTTGTGGGATGAACCAAATAAAGATAAGCTCTATGTTGCAGGTGTTGACGTTTCTGAGGGATTAGGTGAGGCAGCTTCAGTTATCCAGATATTAGATGTTACTAATTTACAGAATATTGAACAGGTTGCTGTCTATCATAATCGTAATATTAGTCCTTATAATTTTGTGACTAAATTAAATGAAATTTTAGAACATTGGGGTAAACCTCCGGCCTTAGTCGAGCGCAATAATTGTGGAGCTCAAGTAGTAGATCAATTAAGAAATACTCTTGGATATGAAAATTTAGTATCATATGGTGTTAAAGCAGGAGATAAGGTTTTTAATAAAATTGGTATAGTAGCACATACTAATACAAAGTACAAAGGCGTAACTAATATGCGTTATTGGCTCAATGAACTCAATGTAATTCGTATAAAAGATTTAAAAACTCTTGGTGAATTACGTGATTTTGTTAGATATCCTAATGGAACATGGGCTGCTAAACCTGGTTCTGATAATTGGGATGATAGAGTAATGAGTTTAATTTGGGCTCTTATGAGTTTAGAAAATGAAATAACTGAACGTTATTTTGAAATTCTTGAACTTGATGATAATAAACGTCCTCTTAAACTTAAAGCGCTTGATTACGGGATTAAATATTTTGTAAACCCAATATCTGCTTATAATAACGAAAAAGATCAAGATATGATATCACCATTACCAATTATTATGCAAGGAGACCAAGATGATAAAGACAATGGTATTGCTGATCTTGAATCACAAGGTTGGTCATTTCTTAATCAAGGTAGACAAGACGGTTGGCACTTTTTACAATAATATATGGCAAATAATGTAGATTATATTCAGAGTCCGTTTAACTTATCAAGAAAAGATAAGTTTACACTTGTTTTAAATGTACCAACTGCATTAAGGCGTATAAATTCACGTTTTTTAGATGGGGCAGATAATATAAATCTTGATTTATTACAGTTTGCTGTACACGGATCTGTAGTACCAAGTATAAAAGTACCTAGTGCTAGTGTGAGATACGCTGGTCAAACATTTGCACAAACCAGTTATAGCCGTGAGCCATACGATCCACTTACAGTTAACTTTACTGTTGATAATAGATTTTCAAATTACTGGGTAATTTATAAATGGTTAGATTTACTTAATAATGCTAAAACAGGTATATATGATCAAGATAATTTGGTACCTTTTCCTGTTGCACCTGATAATGAATATAAAGCAATTTTATCTATTTTTGCATTAGATGAATACAATAAACGTATTATGGAATTCAAATATACGGATGCTTTTCCTACAAATTTAAATGGTATAGAGTACAATTATAGAGACGCAACGGAGTTAGAATCGAGTTTCACATTTGAATACTCACAACTAATTGTTACGCCATTAAATTGGGCAGAAGGTCTCTAAAATTTAAAAAATAATTTCCAAAAAGTATAAATACTTTATATGGCACTTACACTACAAAGCCCGGGCGTACAGATTAGCGAAGTAGATCTTTCTTTAAGAGCACCTGGCATACCTCCAACAACTATTTTAATCCCTGGTTTCGCTGCCAAGGGCCCTTCATCAGAGCCTATTACAGTTAGTTCTCTTAGTGAATGGGAGCAAATTTTTGGTTTACCGACAAATGCTGCCGAGCGTTACTTCTATCAGACAGCTACTGCAGTATTTCAATCACCAGCTAATGTAGTCGCTTACCGTCTCCCGTACGGTAGTGCAGCTGGTCTTGATTACTCAAGTCAATATAGTGCTCTTGTTTATCCTGTTGTATCTATTATTACTAGTACTACAGGTGTTTTAGCTAATCTTTCAGCTTATAATGCTGGTCTTTCCTCAAATTATATAGTTCCAGGTCTTTCAGCATCATATAATGCTGCATATCCTAATGTTTTACAGAACACCGTTTCAGCACAAACAACTAATTTAAGTAACTCAGCACTTTCAGCAGCTGCCGTTAACTTTTTCTTAGCTCTTACAGGTACATCAGTTACTGTGCCTGTTACATCAGTAAATCTCGGTATTACAAACGGTACGTATTTATTTGGTGCACCAACACACGTTCGTTTAACTCAACAGCAATTCCTTGCTATTCAAAATGGTACTGCATTTACATGGTCTGCTAGTGCTAGTGATCCAAGTACTTCATATGTTGTTTCTAATAGTGGTAACGTTGGTTTATCAGCTAATCCTTCATTAAGTTCAGTATTAGTACAACCACCAACAACAACTTTTAGTCCTGCTGTTCTCTCAGCATTTGGTACTGCTGGTCTTATTATTCTTAATCAATCTCAAAATGCCATTAATACACGTTTTGAAGGTAACTATATTGGTTTAATGGATAATTCAAACCTTTATCCTTCTACACCGTTTAATGACATCAATAATGTTCTTACTATTAATTCATACGCGTCAGCTGTAACACCTGGTAATTTTACAACTGTTCCTTCACAGAGACTTAACTTTCCATTATCTGCCGCAGTCGGTTATGGTACAAATGGTAGTGTTTCACAAGTAATGGAAACAATTCCAACTTTTGATATATCACCATCCAACTTTAACGACACTATTACTCTTGGTTTATTTAAACTTCGTCAATCAGTATTTTCACCAAATACAATTTCCCTTGATTATATTCTATCTGAAGGATATACAGGTTCATTTGATTATTACCGTCAAGTAAATAATTCAACAGGTGGTATTCCAAAATCTTTCTTTATTGGAAATGTTGAAAACAACTCTAAGAATATTCAGGTATTCATTAATCCATATATCTCACAACAATATTCATCAGGTTGGCTCAATCTTTCAGGCTTCCCAAATAAGAATGTTCGCTTATTAAACAACTCACGTCAGTACCCCTTAGCTAGTGATACAATTGGTACTGGTGGATATTCTGGAGCACTTTCAGGTCTCATTACAACATCAAATGATACATTCTATACACGTACAGGCGCTACATCAGCTCAATACGGAAGTGTTTTAAGTGTATTTGGATCAACAGATGCTCTTTATCCATTAGGTGATTATTCAGCTCAAGATCTTTCAGTTAAGACAATTGGTAGTGTACCTACAAAGGTACAGACCATGTTAGGTTATCTTGAGGATCCATCTATCTGGCCGTTATCAATTGTAACTGAAGCTGGATTAGGTACAATCTTCGCTAACTCATTCAATCCAACAACATCTGGTTATTTTGATGATACAATTCCATATCTTGGATCGGATGTTGCTAATCTTACGGCACAAAATCCAACAACACCAGCACCTATTGTAACTAACTACAATTCTGTAGCTCAGAACTTTATTAACTTTGCAGCTAATGTTCGTAAGGATCACCTTTTCATCGCTGATCCTCTTACAAATATCTTCGTAACAGGTCAAGCACCTGGTGTCAAGACATTAGCTAATCCTAATAATAACTTTGCACTTAACCTCTACTGGCCATTACGCAACCAGTTTGCTTCATTCAACAACAGCTATACAGCAGTTTATGCAAATGTTGTACAGGTTTATGACAATGCTTCACAACAACCAGTTTGGGTTCCATTCTCAGGCTTTGCTGCTTCGGCAATGGCTAAGACAGATAGTAACTTCCAGCCTTGGTTTGCTCCAGCAGGATTTACACGCGGTGTTTTAACAGGTGTTCTTGACATCGGTTATAGTCCAAAGCAAAAGGAACGCGATCAGCTTTATACAATCAGTCTTAATCCTGTAGCTTCATTCCCTAATGAAGGATATGTAATCTACGGTCAAAAGACATCATTAAAGCAACCAAGTGCTTTCGATCGTATTAACGTTCGTAGATTGTTCTTGACTCTTGAAGTACAGACAAATAATGTTGCTCAGTTCTTCGTATTTGAGCCAAATACGCTCTTCACACGCACACGCCTTGTAAATACAATCACTCCTATCTTTGATTATGCAAAGAATACACAAGGGTTGTATGATTACTTGATTGTTTGCGATGAGCGTAATAATACACCATCAGTTATTGATCAAAATGAGTTAATTGTTGATATCTACCTCAAGCCGGTCAGAACAGCAGAGTTCATCTTAGTTAACTTCTACGCAACTCAGACGAGTGCTAACTTCAATGAGATCGTAGCCTAAAAAGAACAACTAACGAATAAATAATTACACCTTATGTCACAAACAGCACAAACAATCCAAGGGTTTTACCAGCAGGCGACAAACTTTAATTTTTCGCGTGACTTTAACTTCCGTATTCTCGAAATAACCAGTGATGGTGCCGCAGCTTATACAATGTCCGACGGTGGATTATTAGTGTATGCAAAGTCAGCAGCTTTACCGGCTCGTGAAATTACTAACGTTTCAGTTCCATACATGGGATTAAATTTCAACCTTCCTGGTAATGCTATCTACCCAGATGGTACAGGTTATTCTATTACATTCTACGCCGATCAAGCTTCTGGCATTCGTCAATTGTTTGAGGATTGGTCACGCTGGGTATTTGATGATCAGTCAAGTACAGGTCAATATAATACACCTAGTAAGAACGCTACTATTACTCTTGCTCAGCTTGATAATCAAAATAATGTTGTTGCTACATACGTTCTTTACGGTGTAACACCACGTAACGTTGGACCCATTGCGTATACAATGGCAGCCGGTACAGGACAGACAGTAGAATTTACTGTTACTCTTGCTTACCACTACTTTGTACGTACCTCACCTCTTGGTGGTCAAGTAGCAGGTAGTCAGATCGGTGTACCACTCGCAATAGCTCCAGGTCAAAGTCACCTCTAATATCTTACAAGCCTAAATAATTAGGTGAGTATTAATAATCCGCTTAATTCTGCCATAGCAGGTATAGCAGCGGCTGCTCCAGCAGCCGCTTTAGTGACACAGAGTTTTATTGGACCAAATGCTGGTGCTGGTTATTCATCAGCTGGTGGTGTATTTCCGCGTGATGTATTTTTAAATCAAATTACCACGGTATGGAATACAGCTATTCCAATGTCAACTCAATGGGTTGTACTTATTGATAGGTTTCCAGCAAGTCTTTCTACTCAAGTTTTACAAGGTTTAGAGCGTACTGATGGTGATAAGAATGGTTTTGATATTGATGCAGCTAAAAACATACTTACTAATTACGATAATCAGCAATTAGTGGGATGTTGGTTCGCTCATGAAGTTACTTTACCACCTGAACAATTTAGTGTAGAGAGCGCTTCGGTTGCTAATAATCGTGGGTTTTTACCAGGTGTATTAGGAGGTAATAGAACAGCGGAAGCACCGTCATTAAACATATCATTCAAGGAAACAACAACATCATTTATTGACTTTGTTATTAGACCATGGGTAATTTTAGGTGCTCATTTTGGTATGGTAGCACGTCCTGGTGATATACCTGGTGGTGTTGATCCTAAAAATATAAAAGTTACAATGAGGGTATTGGAATATACTAGATCAAACGCTGGTATTTCAATGTTACCCAGAAAATCATGGGTATTTCATAACTGTGTTCCTTATAATGTATCTGAACAGACATTAGATTACGAAACTGAAAAATTACAAACCTATCGCACCCTCTGGACTTATTCAAACTATACTGTTGGAACACCTGTTAATTTAAACGATATAGCTAATCTTTTAAGTACAGCGAGACCCTTTACACCTCACAGATTGTAATCTTGCATTTAGTACATTATATTGTACTATAATAGTATGTCAACGTTTTTATATTCTGTAAATTTACCTATTTCTAAAAGAACGGTATATTTAACAGAATTATCTTTTGTTGAACTGAAGGAATTAGTAAAAAATATTGCTAATACCAATAACGATATTATTTTAACAGCGTTCAATGATATACTAACTAAACATTGTACCGAAGATATTAGTAATATTACTATAATAGATAAGCTTTATATCTTATTAACTATACGAGCAGTCTGTATCTCACCTACTTTAGAGTTACTAATAAATTGTCCTATAACAAAACAGCAATTTAACGGTATAATGAATATTGATGATATATTAACTGTACTAAAAGCTGAGCATCCAGAAGATATAACCGTTTCATATGAAAAGAAATTAAATATAACATACGGTCTACCAACATCCTTATATATTAATCGTGATATTATAGATGCTTCAGAGACTGTTGTAAACTGTATATCCCTTAATGGAGATCCTTTTTACGGCATTACAGCCGAAATGATAAACAAACTACCTGCCGTTGTTTTAAACGACATTCAGACACATGCTAATAGAATATTTGACTACCTGAATAAGCTTGAATTAATAAACGTAAAATCACCGTATTCATCCGATGAGGGTAGTGATACAATAATAACAGCAAATGTGTTTAATAACTCAGTTATTGAATTTTTAAAACTCTGCTTTAATAGGGATTTAATGTACTTTTATAAAATTGAGTACTTCTTGATGAAACAATTTCGTATGACTTATGAGCATATGACAAAACTTACCCCGGTTGAAATTGATGTTTATATTAATCTGTTTAAGGAGGAACAGGCTGAACAAGAAAAAGCTGAAAAACAATCTAACAATGCTAGTAATACGCCGAATATAGGAAATTCAGCGCAAAGATAGTGGCATAACAGGAATTTCTACATAAATTTATATAGCATATGACTAATACAGTTCCTGATATTCTTAAGCAATTAGATGATCTTAACAAACAATCTGGTATTGATATTTTTGTCCCTTCCTTACAGCGTACAGTTAAATTTAAAGCATTAAATCTCCGTCAACAAAAAGAACTCTTAAAGTCCTCTATTGAAGAAACCCTTACAAAACTTACGTTTATTACAAGTTTTTATAATATCATTCAGGAAAATATTCTTGAAACATTAAATGTAAATCAATTGTATATTTTTGATCGTATTGCAATTGCCTTGGCATTAAGG